TCCCCGAAACGCCCGACCAATGTCAGTCATGATCGAACTTCCCGTCATGACGTCATTCACATACAACGTCGGCGACTTTCGGATTCCCGTCAGAGTCTTGGCTGCTCCTCCAGGCAACCAGGACTCCGGCGATTATCTCATGACAACAGTCGACACCATCATGAACTCGTCCATCGCAGTCACCGACGCCCGCCCAGGCAATGCGGTCTACGGCGGACAAGACATACCCACATACGACCTCACCGTTGCAATAGCGGTGCGGAGAAACTAAGGAGCCAACTATGGCAACAACAACATTCCTATCGAATGCCACCTGCAACATCACCCCTACTGGCGGTTCAATAATTGACGTCAGCGATCAACTTTCAAAATGTGAAGTCACAGTCGGCTACGACATTTTGGACTCAACCAGTCTCAATGACACAGGTCACCAGGGAACAAATGGTCTCCAGACGGTGTCTGTCAACCTTGACCTATTCCTGTCATACGGCGTCGGCGAAGTAGAAACACTTCTTGCAGCAATCGTTGCAGCTGGATCATGTACCATCGTCGTCTCGCCATCCGGCACGTCAGAAACCGCTTCAAACCCTGAGTACACGATTACCAAGGCAACACTTTCAGGCGCTCCAGTCATCATGTCAACTGTGGGCACCCTTGCGGTTGCATCTGTGTCGTTTGTCAATGGCACCTGGGCGCGAGACATTACTCCATAAAGAAACAAAGAGGGAAACAATGAAAATCCAGTTACAAGTAACACCAACCGAAGGTGACCCCTATGAAGTCGAAACGAACCTATTCGTCATCGTCGCATGGGAACGCAAATTCAAAAAGCAAGCATCCAGTCTTGCCAACGGAATCGGCGCTGAGGATCTCGCATTCTTCGCTTTTGAATCTGCTCGCGCTGCGGGAATCACAACACCATTGGCATTCGATGAATTCATCAAAAAAACCAAGTCAATCGACGTTGTCAGTTCTGAGGCTGCAAACCCCACCGATCCGGCAGTTTCCGCCGGTCTCTAGCAGAGTTACTTGTCGAGACCGGATACTGGCATCCCGACATTCCGTTCGACACAGAGGATCTCTTCACAGCATTCGATGTAATGAACGAACGACAGAAAGCACAAAGGACTAGACGATGACAAATGAATTCAATATGGAAGTTGTCGGAGTCAAAGATGCGCTCAAAATTCTGAACTCAATGGACAAATCTCTTCGCAGGGAAATTACTTCTGACTTCAAAAAAATCATGGAGACAACCATCAAAGACGCCATCGAATTAGTCCCCACAGATAAACCACCCCTCTCGGGAATGGGTCGCGTATGGATTACAAAATCCAAAACCGAGATGCTCCCCTGGAGCAATGTCAAACCTGCTCGACAGATCAAAGCATGGACTTCTGGAAAAGCAATCAAAGATACTTCTTACGGATTCAAAAAGAACGTCGGAGTCTTTGGCATGAAATGGTCAGGACCACAAGCACGACTTTTTGACATGGCAGGAAAAGCCAAGCCTGGCTCCCCAATGGCGCAAGCATTAACAGAAAAATATGGTTCACCAAGCCGCGCAATGTGGCGAGCATACGAACGCAACAAAGACGAAGTCGAAGGACAAATTGAGAATCTTGTTAATAAAGTAATGCGCGAAGCAAATCGCCTGATTGGAAATATCTGATGTCCGGAATCAATATCCCAATCGTCACGGAATTTGATAGCAAGGGAATTTCGCAAGCAATTAAACAGTTTCAAAATTTGGAAACAAATGGCGAAAAGGCTCACTTTGCCATCACCAAAGCAGCGCTACCAGCAGCAGCAGCCCTTGCAGGAGTTACCGCAGCGCTCGGATTAGCAGTCGCAGCAGCAGTTGAAGACGCAGCAGCACAAGAGGCTCTCGCTTCACAGATTCAACGCTCCACCGGTGCAACCGATAAACAAATCTCAGCGGTTGAAGATTGGATTACGGTCCAGGGAAAACTTCTTGGAGTTGCAGACGACAAACTTCGTCCGGCTCTCGCAGGTCTTGTCCGCGCTACTGGCGACATCACCGAAGCCCAAAAAGCAGCAACCCTTGCAATGGACGTCGCAGCAGCCAAGCATATTGACTTAGAAACCGTGACAAAGGCGCTTGAAAAGGCATACGGCGGAAACTTGACCGCGCTTGCAAAACTTGATCCCGCAGTTCGAGACCTTGCCAAGTCAGGAGCGGGACTTGACGAAATCACTAAGGCAATGGCTAAGACTTTTGGTGGGGCAGCATCAGACGCAGCGAACACCGCAGCAGGCAAATTCGAAAGAATGAAACTTGCCCTCGATGAAACCAAAGAGTCAATCGGCGCAGCCCTTCTTCCCGCAGTAGAGGCAATCCTTCCCTACCTGACAAGTTTCGCTCAATGGGCGCAAGACAACCCGAAAGCATTCCTCGCTATTGCAGCAGCAGTCACAGCAATCGCCGGTGCAATCGTTGTTTACACCGCAGCCTCAAAGATTGCAGTTGTCGCCAATGCTCTTCTCGCAACTTCGTTTACCGCGCTTCAAGTTGCCACAGGTCTCATCGTGTTCACCGCAATCATCGCTGGAATTGTTCTGTTGTATTCCCGCTTTTCATGGTTCCGCGACGGAGTCAAAAACCTCGTCAATGGCATCTCTGACTATTTTGAATTCATGGGTAACGCATGGGTCAAGGCTTCAAACATCATCATTCGCGGAATCAACCTTCTGTCTCCGTTTAAGGACATTTCCTACATCAACCCAATCTCTATCGGTCACATGGGCGAAGGTGGTGGAGGGGGCGGAAGTTCAAATACTTCGTCGGCTGTTCCCGCTTTTGTTGCACCGTTCACCGGTCTTGTGGACACGTCACCATCGCCAGGGAAAGCACCGAAGAAAGTCACGGAGCCTCCGATGACTCCATACAAGTCAGAAGGTGACACCTCTGGCGGTGTTCTTATGGGTGGACTTCCCGACATCACCATCAACGCAGGTCTCATCTCATCACCCGCTTCGCTCGGTCAGGACATCATCGACGCCATTCTTGCAGCGCAACGCAATTCAGGCGTCGTCTTTCAACCGGCGACAGGTCTCTAATGACTGTCCCGACGTATCAGGTTCTTGTCGGATTCCAGACAACAACAGGATTCGGTCAACCCTTCCAACTTGACGATGCGGTCTACGGAAAACTTGACACCGGAACCCTCGGAGGTCTCGCCTATGCCGACCTCACGTCGCTTGTTCTGTCGGTCAACATCAGACGCGGACGCAACCGCCAACTAGACCAATTCAACGCAGGCACCGCACAAGTCGTATTCAACAACAACACCCGCATTCTTGACCCGTTGAACACCTCCTCGATCTACTACCCGTATGTGTTGCCTCGCGCCCCAATCATCATTTACGCCAATGGCACCCCGATCTACACCGGATACGTCGAAGACTGGAACCTTGACTACGGCAATGCCAACCAAGACCGAATGATCGCATCTTGCGTTGACACATTTGGCACAATGTCCAACCAAATCCTCAACGCCTGGACACCATCCACAGAGACGTCAGGAACCCGCGTCACAGCCGTCCTAGACCGTCCAGAGGTCGCCTATCAAGGCGCAAGGTCTATTGGTACAGGATCATCCACTTTGGGGGCTTACGCGGTCTTACAAGGCACCACCGTCCTGAACTATCTACAACAAGTGAACACTTCCGAACAAGGATTCCTCTACTCGGCAGCCGACGGAACCCTCACCTTTAAGGGAAGGTCAAGCGTTCTCAACCCCGTCTCAGGAGCATCATTCACCACCGACGGCACCGGCATCCCATACATGACCCTGACGAACCAGTTCGGATCAGAACTGCTCTACAACTACATCGTGACCCAATCACCCGCAGGAGCAGCACAAACCAGTTCAGACTCAACATCCATCAACCTTTACCAGGCGCAAAACTACAACCTTCTAGCGCTCCTGAACTCAACGACGTCAGAGGTTGCAGGTCTCGGCGCGTACCTTCTCGGCAAATATAGAAACCCCGTCCTTCGATACACAGGCGTCAGCGTTCAACTTGCAGCGCTCACTTCAGCGCAATGGTCGACCATCTTTGCCATCGACCTCACGTCAATCGTCACAGTTCAGAAAACATTCAACACCGGAACACCGCTAACAGACTCTCAGACTTTGATCGTGTCAGGAATTGACCACCGAATCACCCCAGGATCCCATATTGTTCAATACCAATTTGAGTCAACCGATCAAAACGCATACTTCACATTGAATGACGCCATATTCGGTACCTTGAGTACTACAAACCTTCTCAGTTTCTAAAGGAGACAAAAAAACATGGCAACAGCAACCAACCTTCCCGCAGCCGCAGTCGCAGGAGATATTCTTACCGCCTCATACGTCAACAATCTAAGAGGCGCATTCCGCGTCCTTCAAGTAATTCAAGGCACCTATGCAACGTCAATCAGTTCGACCAGTTCTTCTTATGCAGATACAGGCTTGACAGCAACAATTACCCCGCAAGCAACCACAAACAAAATTCTTGTCGTTTGTAACCTGACCGTCTACAACACGGCAGCAAGCACAAGCGCGGCACTAAAACTGCTTCGAGGTGCAACAACAGTCGTGAACAACACCGGCTACGCCTTCTCAACCGGTGGCTCTCAATCAGCCGACCCGATAATTATCGCATTAGATAGTCCTGCATCTATTGCAGCCCAGACATACAAACTTCAATATGCTCGCGAGTCGGGCGCAGGCACCGTCTTTGCGTTTCCGAACAACAACACCGGGCAAATTCTTTTGATGGAAATCAGCGCATAATGACTGTTGGAAACCCACCAAAAGCCCTGATTCTGTTGGTCGCTTTACTTTCGCTGGTACTACTCATGGCAATCGGCAAAGTAACTAACGAAGCAGGAATGCCCATCTTGACCGCAATTGTGTTTTACGGAATCGGGAACGGCGTCGCAGCAAAACAAGGTCAGCAGTCACCCAAAATCTTTGAAACAAAAAACAAAGAATGACATCCACAAAAAAGCCATACGCACCCGCAAAAACACCCTCAACAGGGAAACGTGCAGGAACGGAAAAGTTCTCCGACCTGTGCAGACGACGCACATCATGGTCATTTACCAACCTCGGCACATGGGTTGTTCGCGACATCCGAAACAAGCCAGGAGTCATGAGTCAACATTCAGCCGGACTTGCGCTCGATCTTCAATACTCAGACCGCGCAATGTGTCTCGATGCAATCGACTGGCTCATCGCCCATACCGACGAACTCGGCATCTCGCTCGTCAATGACTACCTGTTCGGCAAATACGGACGGACATGGATATGTGACCGCGCTGCATGGAAAGTCCATACAACCGACACCATCGGGATCAGAGGCTCATGGATCCACATTGAACTCCACCGCCTCTTTGCAGACAATCCGACGCTCGTAGAAACCAACTGGCGCAAGATTCCGCGTCCATAGAACGCTTGGAGATGTCATTCTCTCCTCGCCAGGCTCCAGAGGTTCGGTTGTTTCCCTCCTTGCCTCTGGGGTCGTATCCGCCACTATGACCCTCTCTTGTGTTACAACATCGAGACACGTCTAGCGAAGGGAAACGCA